GCGCGAAGTCGATGCTTTTCGCAGGCCACCGGCTCGTGCTCGAGGTGCGGCCGGAAACCCGATCCAGCGAGCAGAACGCGCGCATGTGGGCAATGCTCACGGACGTCTCCCGGCAGGTCGAGTGGTACGGAAAGCGCCTGACGCCCGAGGACTGGAAGCACGTCTTTTCCAGTTCCCTGCGCAAGCTGGATGTGGTTCCGAACATCGAAGGAACCGGTTTCGTGGCCCTGGGCCTGTCCACCTCTCGCATGACCAAGGGCGAGATGAGCGACCTGATGGAGCTGATCGCGGCATTTGGTGCAGAGCGCGGCGTGGCCTGGAGCGATCCGGCCGAAAGGATGGCGGCGTGAAACCGCGCCTTCGCTTCTCTCGTGGCGTTTGGTGGTGCGGCTATGCCCACCAGCACGGCATGCACTGGACGTGCGCTGAGACGCCGCGGGAGGCATTTGAGCTTTGGAAAAGGTACGAACGATGACCTTCGCCCGCAAGCTATCCGAGCACCGAGAGCGCCAGCAAGAACGAGAGGCGAAGGCCAAGACCTGCGCCCATTGTGGGAACGGGTTCATCCCCCTTCGCCCGATGCAGGCGGTCTGCAGCCCCATCTGCGCTCGCAGGAAGGTAGATGCGGACAAGAAGGCCGAGCGGGAGCGCACCAAGGAGCGCAAAGAGGGCATGAAGACCCGCAGGGACCGGATTGCCGAGGCGCAGGCGGCGGTGAACAAGTACGTGCGCCTGCGCGACATCCATGCGGGACGCGGCTGCGTCTCCTGCGGAGCCAAGTTCCGGGGCACGTACGGCGGGGCATTCGATGCCGGTCACTTTCGCAGCGTGGGCAGCGCGCCGCATCTTCGGTTCTTCACGCCCCAGATCCGCCTTCAGTGTGTCCGCTGCAACCGGCACCTGTCGGGCAACGTCAACGAATACCGCAGGGGTCTGGTGGCCGACCGGGGAGCGGAATGGGTGTCGTGGCTGGAATCCCTCTATTTCGTGGCGAAGTGGGACGACGCCTACCTGATTCGGCTGACGAGGATCGCTCGCAAGAAGGCCCGCAGGCTGGAAAAGCGCATCGAAATGGAACAACAAGGAGTCTCATGATCGCTGTCGCTCGCCGTCCCCAGCGTGAACCCCGCCCGCCCCGGGAGTACGTGGACTTCGCCCGTATTCCCCCGAGCCAATGGAATATGCACGACCGGCTGGAGAACTGGGCCAGGTGGTGCCGCGGAAGCCAGAAGCAGTATGGCTCCGCAGGCTCCCCGATGTTCGACCTGTACCGCAGCTCCGACGCCAAGCGCGAAGAGCGGATGTACGGCGAGACGACCAGCGTTCCGGTGGACAAGGAAGACGCCCAGAAGCTGGGAACGGCCATCGGGAAACTGCGCGAACTTCATCGCCGCTCCATCCACTGGTATTACCTGAAAGGGCGTGCGCCGGCGAGCTTCGCGATCCAGTTGATGGTGCCGCTTCCCCGGCTCGCGGAACTCGTGATTGAGGCGCGGGCGCAACTGATTGAGCATGGCGCCTGAAAAATTCGCTTGCAATGGCGAACGGCTGATTTCATAATTCAGCCCCAGCAGCTGAGCGAACACGCACAAGAGCCGCACGTCCATGATGGAGGCGGTGGTGTCACCTTAAAACGCTGCGAAGCGAGCCTCCACCACGGAGGCTTTTTCGTTTCTCGCCCCAACGCAGTCGCCCGCAAATCTGGCAAGCAGCTAAGCCCGGGACTCTCTCCGCCCGATCAGCAAGGCCAAGCCAGCGCCAACGGCAGGTGCGCAAACAGCCGGCGCGGATTCTGGATGCAGCGCTGGTCATGCAGCGATGGGCGCATCCAAGGCCGCAACACGACTTCGGGCGTTACCCGATGCCTTTCCCCTTCGCCCAGTGAGGCGCTTCATGGAAAAACAATCAAAGAATTCAAACGGGCGCGGTGGCAAGCGCTCCGGTGCTGGTCGTCCCAAGGGTGCTCTGGACAAGGGCAACAAGATGATCCGCGAGCTGATCGTCCAAGCCCTGGACAACCTCGGCGGGGTCACGTATCTGGAAGAGACGGCGCGCAGCCATCCCGCGGCGTTCCTGTCGCTGCTGGGCAAGGTGATGCCCATTCAGGTGACGGGCGAGGACGGCGGGCCGGTGCAGTTCCAGAAGATCGAGCGTGTCATCGTCCGTCCTGCGGCTTGAGACGCCTGCGGTTTTCGAGCCGCTGCTGGAGCCGGCGCGCTACAAGGGCGCATGGGGCGGGCGAGGATCGGCCAAGAGCCACTTCTTCGCCAGCCAGTGGTTGGAAGAGAGCATCAGCGACAAGCTCGATTTCGTGTGCCTGCGCGAGACGCTGAAATCTCTCGAGTTCTCGGTCAAGAAGCTGCTGGAATCGAAGATCGAGCAGTACAACGCCGGCGCCTATTTCGATGTGCAGGACCGGCGCATCTTCTCCAAGCAAGGCGGCGTGACCATCTTCGAGGGGATGCAGAACCACACGGCCGACTCGATCAAGTCGCTGGAAGGGTTCGATCGGGCGTGGTTTGAAGAGGCGCAGAACGCCAGCGAAAAGAGTCTGACGCTGCTGCGACCGACGATACGCAAGCCCAGCTCGCAGTTGTGGTTCTCCTGGAACCCGCTGCGCGAGACGGACCCGATCGACAAGTTGCTGCGCGGGACGACGCCGCCGAAAGACTCGATCGTCGTTCGGGCGAACTACACGGACAACCCGTTTCTGCCGCAGGTGCTGCGCGAAGAGATGGAATACGACCGGGCGCGCGACCCGGACAAGTACGCGCATGTGTGGCTCGGGGAATACCAGCGCAACAGCGAGGCGCGCGTCTTCAAGAACTGGCGGGTCGAGGAATTCGACATCGCAGCAGACTGGTTTCTTCGGCAGGGCGTGGACTTCGGCTACAGCATCGATCCGTCGGTGCTGGTGCAGTGCGCCATCGTGGGCAAGACGCTGTATGTGCCTCACGAGGCGTACATGATCGGCTGCGAAATCGACATGCTGCCCGACCTGTTCCTGACGGTGCCGGGCGCCGAGAAGTGGCCGGCAACCGCGGACAGCTCGAGGCCGGAGACGATCAGCTACCTGCGCAAGCACGGATTCCCGCGAATCCTGCCGGCCATCAAGGGCGCAAAGAGCCTGGAGGAAGGCGTCGAGTTCCTTCGCAGCTTTGACATCGTGGTTCACCCGCGGTGCAAGCACACGATCGACGAACTGACGCTGTACTCCTACAAGATCGACCCGCTCACGGCGCAGGTGCTGCCGGTGCTGGAAGACAAGAACAACCACGTCATCGACGCGCTGCGCTACGCCTGCGAGGGTGCGCGCCGGGTGACGAAGCCGCAGGAAAAAAAGCCCGACCGGCGCGACGCAAGCCGCCGCGGTGTCGAAGGCGGATGGATGGGATGAACATGAAACGAACCAAGATCGCCCAGGTCGTGCTCGCGCAGTACGGCGCCATCCAGACGCATTTCGTGCATATGCGCATGACGACCTACATGCTCGCCGGCGGCTCCATGCTCACAGTGAAGGTGGTTTGATGGCAACCGATCGCGACATCCTCAAGGACGCGCTGGAGCAATTCCGCGTCTGCACGGATGCCGAGTCCGAAAACCGCGCGCTGGCGCTGGAGGACAAGCAGTTCGCCAAGCTCGGGGGCAAGCACCAATGGCCCGAGAAGGTCTGGGAGGAACGCCGCGAGCAGGGCCGCCCGTGCCTGACGATCAACCGCCAGCCGCAGTTCTTGAAGCAGGTCATCAACGACCAGCGCATGAACAAGCCCAGCATTACCGTGCGCCCGGTGGACAACCAGGGCGACCGGGTGACGGCGCGCATCTTCCAAGGGCTGATCCGCAACATCGAAGTCTCCAGCAACGCCGACCGCGCCTACGACATGGCGTTCGATGACGCGGTGACGATGGGCGAAGGGTATTTCCGGATCGTGACCGAGTACGCGCACGACTCCACTTTCGAGCAGGACATCAAGATCCGGCCGGTGGAGAACATGTTCACTGTGCACCTGGACCCGGATGACCT